CTTCGTGTCGTCAATACTAAAATTGATGAAAAGACAAAGTTCAAGAATAAACTGTCCAGTTACACATATAATTTGAATTGTGATGTATGTGTCACCAATAATGCATCAGTTATCGAAGATTTGAACGCAGTAAATAATGAACTGGATGAATTAAATGCAAAACGATTAATTCAAGAAGATTCTATTACCCAGATTATTGATAAGATGAAACCGTTGGAAACTGATAAGGAAATATATGAGGAAGCATTGGTTGCTCAGAAAGAAATTGAAGTATGTGGGTTTGATGTAGAAAAGTCAAAAACTGTGCTGGCAAACTGTAAGGTAGTTCTTGAAAAAATAGAAATTTCTATTCCTAACATCGAGAATGAAATTATTATTTATAAAACCAATGAAGAAAATATCCTACACAATCAAACCATTGACACAGACATTGCACAGATTCAAGAAAAGATTACGACGAACAAAAAAATGATGCAATCGGTAGAACAGAATCTTCGTACTCTGCATGGCAATATTAGTGTATTAGAATCAAAGAAGCAAGAATTAGTCAACAAGTTAAAGGAAGCAGAGGAACTGGAAATTACTTACGAGGCATATAATCAATATATGGCTGCGGTGGGTCGAGACGGGATTCCCTACGAACTTATGAGTAAGGCAATTCCTAATATTGAATCTGAGATTAATTCAATCCTTTCACAGATTGTAGACTTTACAGTGGCATTGGAAGTAGATGGTAAGAATATTAATGGTAAACTAATTTATGACTATGATCGTATTTGGCCATTAGAAAATTCTTCTGGTATGGAACGATTTGTGAGTAGTCTTGCCATTCGTATTGCACTCATGAACGCAAGCAATCTTCCGAAGTCAAATTTTATGATAATTGACGAAGGATTCGGGGTATTAGACGCGGAACACATGCATTCTATGCAAACATTGTTCAATCTACTGAAAACGCACTTTGATTTTATACTGATAGTAAGTCATTTGGAAACCGCCCGTGATATGGTAGATACTCTAATTGAAATTAAACGAGAGGATGGGTACTCACAAATCTCAATTTAAACGGGGAGTAAACTATTTATACATACCCGTAGATATAACTGAGAAGTGAATGGCACGTACTAGAAAATCTATACAACCGTTAAATCTTTATAAATATGATGTTCTTATAGAAGATAAGGCCACCAGATCAGATTACTTCAAAGTCACACAATTTGATGGTAATTTTTATGGTGGCCGTAACGCGTTTCTTGTGGCTGGCGCGGGAGTTCTACGACCAAACTCAAAGATACTTGTAGAGATATTAAATAAGGATGGAACGACGGTATACAGTGCCCCAATTACATCATTTATTGAAGGAAGTTCTCGGCTTGTACAAATTGAAGTATATAGTGATACGCCTATTGGTGTTGGAAAACTTGTACTGTTGGGGTGTGCCGACACGTATCTAGATGGTACACCAGTTCCGGCCAACTGGGAAGGAAAGTACAATGTCCGATGGATAACGGATGTAGTAATCTCTCCACGAGTAGAAAATAAAACGCCCATCCGATTTGAAGCCTCGCCGTCGATGGTAGCAACTGAGAAGTTCTATTATGCACCAAGTTCCTCGTTGGGTGCACAACAACTTAGAGTGCCGATAGATGTTGAACTCACTCCAAAATATTATAATGTATTTCCCAACGGATATCTAGCAAAAATACGGGGAATTGGGGAATATCAATCGGAATATCTCGGAGGATTCATTACTGGAGCCATCACGTTCGGCAATGATACAGTTTCAGAAACGGCAAGTGTTAATATACCTATTACTAAAATTTATAATAGTGACCTCGCAGAATCTCAAGGAACATTAATTTATACCAATAATAATATATTGGTATTGGATGCATTTTTAAGTAGTAGTGGAGTGTACTCGGCCTCCTTACAACAGTTTGGATCGGTAGTGGTAAGCAGTAGTATTAATATTGAGTATAGTAAGTTAATTAGCTTTGATACTGGATCAAATATCTCATTTTCAAAACTTCGGATAGTTGATTTAAAAACTATATCCGGAGAAATTCATAGAATACGATTGTCGTATAAACCATCAACGGAACCTGGTGAATTCGTATTATTGGGAGACATAGATACTGCTGTTTCGGAATTATTAGCAATTGATAGTGGTAGTAGAATTGTAGAAACTGGTACATTTACTAATATACAACTTACTGATTATTGGTATAGTGAAACTATGTCACTACAAAGAAATGTCAATAATCCAACAATTCCCAATTATTACATTTCATCATCATTATCATCGTCATATCTCCCCATAGTTCAGTCATCTACGACATTACTAAATTCTATTACAACAACTCCACAGATTGTAAACAATAGCTATATTGACAATGTTTCATATTTTATTGGTACAAAAAATACCAATACACTACAACTATTTCCTCGCGTTGAATATACAATTGCGTTTGATGCTGTTGTAAGTAATACATCTCAATCAATTACACTGGACCAATCTGATTATTCATTGGAAATATATTTAGTGAACGAGGGCGGCCTCACCGGAAAATTAATTACGCCTGACGCCAGAGGGCAGTTACTTGGAACATTGACGCCTACTTCTACATTTCAACGACAAAATTTTGAGAACACAGAATTTAATTTTATTCCAAAAATTATTGCTACGGGAAATTTTGGATTACGATTTGTTAGTTATGGTGGATTTTGGAACATTGCCAATGTCTCGGTAAAGCCTGCACAAGAACCATTTTTTAGTCCAGATGAAATTGATATCCTTATTCCTAATGTTAACTATGCGGACAGCGTTATAACATTTAGAGCACAATATTTGGATGTTAATAATAATTCTATTGGATTATCTACATTTTCTCCCCCAACATATTTTACGGGATCTACGGGTATACAAGGAAACGGGTCGGCAATATCGGCATCCTATGCAGCAACCGCAAGTAATTTACTAGGGGGAACAGCCAATTATATTCCATTGTGGACGAGTAGTACGGTGCAAAGTTCCAGTGCAATTAGTCAAAATGCCGGTAATATTGGTATTAATGTTCCTCCTACAAGTATTCAAGCACGACTTCATGTTTCTGGTGGTAATATTCAATTAGATAACAATGCGGGATTGCGTATACTTAATAATGTTGGTACCGCAGAATCAGTAACAAGTTTAAGTACAGCTAATAATCTATCACTTGCGTCACCAACCATTGGTGGTAGTATAATCTATGCGGTTCGTAATAGTGCGGGTGCACATCAATTTTTTATCGGCGGTGTAGAATATGTGCGCATTGCAAGTTCTGGCAATGTCGGTATTGGTACCACTAACCCAGGCGCAACACTACATATACAAGGGAATGTTTCGGCAAGTTCATATACCGGATCATTTAATGGAGATGGAAGTCAACTAACCAATCTACCCGTACCACCGCCATTACGACCATTTTACGCAGCAACATTAGGAGGATTCTAAGTTATGCCAGCAAATACAAGTCCTATTTTTCCATTAACCCCGAAAGTAACATTTGCTACGATTACCGCAGCAAATACCGCAACAGACGGCACGGGTACCATAGATAGTACCATATATACGATATTCACTGCGGGAGCTAACGGTGGTCGTGTAGATTATATACGATGCCGTGCCCTTGGTACCAATGTAGCAACGGTACTACGAGTATTTATTAATAACGGCAGTACCAACGCAACCGCAACGAATAATGCATTGTTTGAAGAATTAACGTTACCAATTACCACGGCAAGTAATACAGGTGAAATATCAACAGATTATGATGTTGCATTAAATCTTTCGTTGCCCGTGGGATATAAAATTAATGTGGCATTAGCAACCGCAGCTGTCGCTGGGTGGAAGGTTATTGCAGTTGGAGGAGATTACTAATGAGTGTATCAGTTAATTTAGTGGGCATGACGCCCGGCGGCGGCGGTAGTTTTCCAATGGCGGGCACTCGTCCCAAAGTTCGTAAAGTAATCACCTACGCGCCAGGAACATATACATGGGTTGCTCCAAATAATGTGCATTTTATTTCCTTGGCTATGTGCGGTGGTGGAGCGGCTGCAGGTGGTAATGGATATTATTTACCAAGTCCAGCAACTCAATTAGTTACCATCAGCACCGGCACGCAGACTTTTTACTATCAACTATTGTTTCAAAGTCACGGAGGTGCGGCTGGTACATGTATACCACCTACGGTGATACCGGTAACTCCGGGCCAAACATATACCATTATTGCTGGCGCGGGTGGAACAGGTGGAACTACTACACGGTCTACTGCAATTCAAGCAAATGTTACCTCGGGGTCTGCGACAGGGAGTAGTGGTGGAATGAGTAGTTTTCGAGGAGATATGATTACCGTGTATGCTAGTGGTGGACTTGCAACATCGGGAAGTTTTCTAGGAACGCCCGGGACATTGGTGCAAAATACACAAACATTTGGATTTCAACAAATTGCAGGGCAAACCGGTTCTTCAGGCAATTTAGTATTTGGTAATGGGACATCAAATGGCCCCAACTTTACAGTATCATATGCGGGTATTGGAACTCCAGGAGATGTCGTTGACCCAGCATATTATTATATCTCGGCAGTCACCGCCGCTGTCATAAGTGCCAGTGGCAACACACAAGTTAGTCGGTCAGGATCGGTAGAATTTTCAACCCACGGAGCAAGTAGAGCGCTATCAGGGTCACTTATTAGTGCAGTCTCTGCATCAGCTTCCTTTGGGGGAGCACCATCATTGTTTAGTGACGGTGCAGCAAGTGCCGCAGTTAGTGGTGGAAAACCACCAACGCCAGGATATGGAGCCGGTGGGGCAGCAAACGCATATTGTTCGTTAGTTCGTACCAGTGCCACAACATATGTTGAGACAACAACACTTGGTGCTCTATTCACATCATCAATAGGTGGTGCAAATAATTATGGATATGGCGGCGATGGTGGGCCTGGTATGGTTCGTATTATTTGGGAGGAATAAGTCATGGATTTATTTCCTGATATTTTTGCTGCAAAACGAACCGTATCTACGGGGGTAGTTACAACACCTAATGTAATTACTCCTCAACCCTCATATCAATATGGAACAGTTGGAACCTATGTGATTGCTGGTATAAATGTTATCGGCCGAGTTGAACCAGGAACTACATTGGCCGGTTCATCGTTGGTGTATTACACTGGATCAGCCGGTGCATTAAACTCCGTCACCAGTTCATTAGCCTATACAACAACTACTACTAGTTCACTTGGTACATTTGGAACTTGGAGATTAATGACCTATGCAAGTGGTAGTGCAGGTATTTCTGTACTTGGCTTACTTGTAAGAATTTCATAATGGGGATTATATGTATATTAATGTAAAAAATCCACGATGGGGAACTCCCAATAATACCGTAATAGATTGTGAAGTTAATTTTTCTCATTTACCAGAAGAATATGTAAATTTTACTGCTTCTCCATTTGACACCGAATCATATTCACACGAAATATTTTCACGAGCATTGGTAGGTGAATTTGGAGAAATCCAAGAATATACTCCGCCATTTTCACAAGAACAATTAACAGAAATGAAATGGCAGATATTACGACAAGAACGAGATAAATTATTATACCAAACCGATTGGACGCAATTACCCGTGAATCCATTGACCGCAGAGCAAAAAATATCATGGGAAACTTACCGGCAAGCACTACGAAATTTGCCAAATAACACACCTGATATTAATAATATAGTCTGGCCAACTCCACCATAAGAATCATCTTCTTTGTGCGAATAGACTATTTATAACAATAAGATTAACTTAGGAGTATTCCGTGGAACTTTTACACAATAAACTTATCTTACCGCTAGATAATACACAACACTGTGAGGCACTTCGATATACCTTACACCACGAAGTTTCCACGGATACGAAATTCTTAGCGGCAAAAGCATTGACGGAACTGCACAAGAATTACAATAACTTTATATTATCTATACAGTTAGATGAATCCTATACCATATCACCAACGGATAGTATAACTACCATTCGTGATAAGTGTAAAATAACATTTAATAAGGGAGTTCGACATTATCCGATGTTAGTGACCTACGCCATGTCATCAGACATGGGTCTAGGTGACCCCAGTTTGACTTCTACGGGGGTATCGGAGGGTGGGATAGGGGAAGGTATAGACTATCCGCTATCGGGGTTGGTGGGTGCATATAATAGTAATTTACCCATCCTTAAAAAACCCTTATTATTAAAGTATGCCGACGATGAATCGGGTGTGCATCGTGATGTCACGGACTATGAAGTAGACGATGCCGTCGATGAAGCAGAAAGTAGCACGGAGCGAGTTAGAAAATATTATAAACGGCATCCTGAGAAAGTTCGGAAGTATTTAAAGGATACCGTCAAGGATAGAGTTGCCCGCAATCGTGACCGTCGTAAGGCGGTACAGAAGCATGGTAAAAGTAAAATGAAAAATCACGATGTGCATCACCCAAACGGTCCACAGAACGGCGGCGCACGATTAGCAAAGAAAGACCACGGACGAGATAAAGTGAAAGAAAATTATTCACCGGATGGCATTGCAATGAATGTGCAGCAATTTGTTAGTTATGCGGCACAACGATTAAACTTACAGCAAATACCCGTGGTATCGTTAATGCCCGCCGACGATAACCTAACAAGTTTAGGCAAATATGATGTAATTTCTAATCAAATTTTTGTGGTTGTCGAAGATAGATTACTTGCCGATATTTTACGAACCATTGCTCACGAATTAGCACATCAAAAACAAAATGAATTGGGATATATTACCAATCCTGCTATTGATGGTGCTACTGGGTCACGGATTGAGAATAATGCCAATATTATTGCGGGTATTCTGCTTCGCGATTACGGCAAAGTAGATAACAGTATCTATATCTCAGAAAACATCATCAAATGTCGAGTCTGTGGATGGATGTGGGATTCAAAAGACGGCGGTAAACACCCATTTGTGTGTCATAAATGCTGGAATCACGCAGGTAGATACCTTATGGAAGGTGGTGCTGCAGGACATTTAGCACATCCGTTCGAAGATGAAGAACTCACTTTCAAAGACATGAAAGAAATGATTGATCGTGGATTGTTAGGGGGATTGGATCAAGAAGCACCTGTCACTGAAAAACTCGACGGTCAGAATATTGCCTTTTCAATACGGGATGGTCGGATTGTCTTTGCTCGTAATAAAGGACAGGTAAAAGGTCGTGGAAAAAATGCACTAGATGTTGCAGGCATTCGAAATATGTTTGCAGGCCGTGGTAATATTGAAAAGGCATTCACGGGAGCAGCCGACGATTTACAAGCAGCAGTAGAAAAATTAACGCCGGAACAACGACAACAAATGTTCGGGGATGGCTCAAAATTTATGAGTTTAGAAGTTATTCTTCCCGATACCCAAAATGTTATCCCGTATGGAAAAAGTGTATTGGTCATGCACGGTACCATTGAATATGACGAAGACGGTAACGAAATTGGACGATCTAACACCGATGGTAAGGAATTTGCCGATGCAGTGACCGCAGTTGGTGCAGACAAACAACAAACTTTTGGTATTAGTGGACCAAAAACTATTGCCTTTAGTGACGCAGAAACAGAACGATATCAACAAAAGGCAGAACAATATAATGGACGATTAGATCGCACTGCACAACAGTTTGGATTAGATGAAAATTCTACATTGGCAGAGTATCGTCGTGCATGGTGGGAACAAGAAGTCCAAAAAGAAATGGAACGAACGGGTATGGAGTTATCCGAAGATGAATTTGATGGGGTAGTTCGTCGGTGGGCAGACGGTGATAAGAAATTTGGTGTAAAAAATATAGAAAACGATGAAACCAAGAAATGGTTTAGACAATATGAAAAAGAATCATTAGCTGCGGCACAAAAGAAAATGATTAATCCTATTGAAATGACATTTTTACAGGCAGGAACAGATTCTTTACGTCGAGTTACCAACTTTCTATCCGTCAATAACCCAGAAGCAAGTAATCAATTAAAACGCGATGTCTTAGAAGCAATTAAAGCTATTCGTGATAGTAATCAACCCGATAAAATTGCTAAATTGCAACGTGAATTAGAACGATTGGAAGCAATGGGCATAGATAATATAGTCCCATCCGAAGGCGTGGTATTCATTTACAACGGGAAACCATATAAGTTCACTGGGCAGTTTGCGCCCATCAATCAAATTACCGGCACCTTTAAGTTTGGTATGGCTCCGCCGGAATCAGAGGAACCAGAAGAACCAACTGATATTAAATCTGTTACCGATAAATTACAATTTAAACCCGTCACCAAGAAACCTATAAAATATTCCAACCACGGGGAAGTTGAAGATAGTGCTGCCTTAGAAGATATGGAACCAATGACATTTGCTACCGCTACATCTGAGATGAAGGTGGTAACCATTACGGCAGACGGTAAAGAAACAGAAAATACCGCAGTTCCGGGTGATATTATTATGTCTGGTCCAAGTGGAGAAAAATATGTAGTAAAAGCAGCAAAATTTGAGAAGTTATATGCTAAACAAGACGACGGCACCGTAATACCAGAACAATCTCCGAGACAAGTTGCACGATATACGGGCAAAGATGAAGTAACCTTTACTGCACCGTGGGGAGAACAAATGGTATTAAAGCCAGGTGACTATTTGGTGAAAGATGGTGAAGGATATTACCGCGTAGCTAAAAAAGAATATGAAGCAACATACAATTTACCAGGCGAAACAACTTCACCTACCTCAACGGAACCGTCAACACCAACAGAACCGTCTGCACCAAAACGCACGGTGGCAATATTTACGGGTCGATTTCAACCATTTCATGCGGGACATTATAGTATTTATCAAGCAATGGTAGAAAAATTTGGTAAGGACAATGTATATATTGCGTCGAGTAATGTGACCGATCCTATTAAATCTCCGTTTGGATTTAAGGAAAAGAAAGATATTATGACTCGTATGTTTGATATTCCTGCCGAGATGGTAGTACAAGTTAAAAATCCATATGCACCAGTAGAAATTTTAGATAAACTTCCTCCTGAAACTTCGTATGTGACTGCAGTCAGTCAAAAAGACGCAGATCGGTTGGGCGGCGGAAAGTATTTCCGTAATTTTGACGATGTACCGGATGGAGAACGCCAAGGATATAAAGACCAAGGATACTTCATCGTAGCACCAGAAATGAAGTTGGATATTAATGGAAAAAATATTAGTGGAACTCAATTACGTGCTATTATGGGTGACCCAAATATTACCGATAGAGCCAAACAAGAAATCTTTACGAAAATATATGGCAAGTTTGATCCAAAAATATTTAAGAAAATTATTAAAGCAACAACTGATGCGGAAGAAGCACGGAAGTTGACGGATATGCATGCAAGTCAGGAAGACCCCGTAGTAAAAAAACGGGGAAAGAAAAAACCCGATGCAAAAGCAATTGGTCGTGCAAAATCTGTACTGGGTAAGAAGGTTCGTAATCCAAAAACTAAACGAGATATCTTAGTGGCAACGGCATTAAAATATCCAGAAGATGAACCTGTGAGAAAAGCGGCAGAACGAATGGTACAAGATGCAATGAATGCAAACGAATCCGTGCTAACTGAAAATACCGAGTCTGAAAAAATAAAGGTCTATGTATATGTACGAGATTATACTAAAGACGAATTAGAAAATGAAGTCGGTGAATACTTTGAGAACGAACGCACGATTGAGGCGTTTCCCGATTTGGCAGATTCTGCAGAAGAAATAAAGAAATTAATTTTATCGGCACCTAGTGAAGTCTTGACAAAAGACGAATTGGAATTGTTATCAAACAGTGAAGTTCCAGAAGTATTGTCCAGTAAAAATCCAAAGGAAGTTCTTAAAAAAATTGGTACAGAATATAAAAGAGATGTAAAGGGTATATTGACGGCAATAAAGGGACATGAAAAGTTGCCCGAACCAATTGTAATAAAACACTCTAATGGATATTATTTATTAGGCGGCAATACACGATTGTCTGCGTTAGCAGCAATGAAACATACAATGCCAGTAAAAGTAATACAATATGGCGCACCAATGGTGGGATCAGTTCCCACTACTGCCGCAGAAAAATCAAAAGGTAAAAATAAAGGTAACAAAAAAGCACTCTTCCAAAAGATATTACAGATGAAAATTACGAATCCAGAAACGGGTAATCAAATTAAAATTGATACCGCAATGGATTACGACAGATTACACCCTGCACATAAAATTGCAATGGGTGTCATTCGGCAACACATGAAAGGTTTATCCAATCGTGCAGGCATTCCTAAAAACAGAACAGATTAACTCAAGAGGCGGTTATGGCAGAACATGAAGCAATTAACAATGCTCGTAGAAAAATTAACGAAGTATTAAAAAAGAACAGTGAACAAATCACGGTGGGGTGGCGACCAGGATTAGAACCCACTCGTCAAGAAGGCGATACATGGACCGATTTAAATGACAAAAAATGGGTCATGAAAAACGGTATTAAACAAACGGTGACGAAATTGGACGGAGCAAAAACGCCGTGGTATTGCCCACAATGTGAAAAAACGATGGGTCACCGATTTGATATCAAATTTTGGGGACTTCGTGGCAAGTGTATGGATTGCGTAATTAAAGAAGAAACCGAGATGCGCCGATTGGGTACATGGAAAGAATACGAAGAACGCAAGATTAAAGAAAATTATATTGCGGCGTTAAAAGATCGTATTGCTGAACTACAAAGTTTACATGACACAGTTACCGCACCAGAAGTTATTCACGCAGACGAAACGAAAATTTTAATGATTGAAAAATGGCATGTGGATATTGATAAAGTAAAGGCAGATATTATGAAAGATATTGAAGAATTAAATGGATTTCTCACAGAAGTAGAAGCTGGGGGGTGATATGGATAAAATATTGGCAGTATTACTTAATTTTGGTAAACAATTTAATACATTAACCTCAAAGAGTAGATTTGTTATTATCGGAGGTATCATAGTTATTGTGGCATTTATGATAGGTAAATGTGACGGAGATAATAAACTAGAAAAATTTAATTTGCAGTATGCAGAATTTAAGAACAATAGTGAAAAAACTTCACTCTATGCCGATTCATTAAACAGCGTGGTAGTCAAATTAGTTGACGAAAATGCAAAAAAAGACGACATGGTTAAAAAATTAAAAAATAATATTACATATCGTACCAATAAACAAGATGCCATGAAATCAACCTTAGTGCAATTGGAAGCACAGGCAAATCTAGCAACGAACACAGATACTTCATTGGTAGTCGTATATAAAGATAGTATTATTGGAAATTTAAAGGGACAGGTAGTAATTGCAGAGTCAATAATTACGGATCAGCATGTAGTAATTGCACAACGAGATTCACAAACAGTATTATTACAACGTGCGGTAACAGTATCTTCTACTCGTGCAGATAGTTTACAACACATTCTTCGCACACTTCCAAAACCTGTAGCAAATCCAAACAAACTCTTTGGATTTATTCCTAAACCCAGTAGAACGGTTGTCGGAGTTACTGCATTTGTATTGGGTGTAGTTGCTGGAGCAGAACTCAAACGGTAAACAGTTATGACGCAGCCAAATTTAAAAGATCTTATCAAGCAAGAATACAAAAAATGTGCGGTAAGCCCAGAATACTTTCTCAGTAAATACTCATATATTCAACATCCAATTCGGGGAAAGGTATTATTTGAGTTATATAAGTATCAGAAAGATGCCATTCGTGATTTTGATGATCATGATAATAATATTGTCTTAAAGGGCAGACAGATTGGTATTTCTACATTGGTTGCCGGATATGCACTATGGTTATTATTGTTTCATCGTGACAAAAATATTCTTGTTATTGCTACGAAACAAGAAACGGCAAAGAATCTAGTCACGAAAGTGCGATTTATGCACGCAAACTTACCCGTGTGGTTACGAGGTAACTGCACAACGGATAATAAACTATCATTACAATTTGCCAACGGATCACAGATTAAAGCAGTAGCAAGTAGTAAGGATGCAGGTCGTTCTGAAGCACTGTCGTTATTGATTCTGGACGAAGCTGCATTCATTGATGACGCCGATATTATCTGGACCGCCGCGTCGTCTACATTATCCACGGGTGGTAAAGCTATATTGCTATCAACGCCTAATGGTGTAGGTAATTTCTTCCATAAGATGTGGCAACAAGCAGAAACTAAGTCAAATAGTTTCAACCCCATTCTTTTAGATTGGAAAGTACACCCAGAGCGCGACCAAGCGTGGCGTGACCGTCAGACAGAAATGATGGGTGAGATGCAATCGTCGCAAGAACATGACGCATCCTTTATTTTCTCGGGTAATACGGTCGTCAACCCACAAATATTAGAGTTTTATAAGAAAACCTATGTGTCAGAACCTATTTCCAAACAAGGCTTTGATGGAAATTTATGGGTATGGGAATATCCCGACGCAAGTAGAACCTATATTGCCGCAGCAGACGTTGCAAGAGGCGATGGTGAGGATTATTCAACGATTCACATTATTGATGCCGAACGATCTGTTCAAGTAGCAGAATATAAAGGAAAGATTCCGACTAAAGAGTTTGGTAATCTGATGGTATCGTTGGCAACGGAATACAATGATGCATTGCTTATTCCAGACAATAGTTCTATTGGATGGAGTTCGGTACAGCAGATTATTGACCGTGGATATAGAAATTTGTTCTATATGTCCAAGGATATGCAATATATTGATGTAGAACACCAATCATCTTATAAGAGTGAACGCAATTTAGTGGCAGGATTCGTCATCTCCCAACGCACCAGACCATTAATCATTGCAAAGTTAGAAGAATATATGCGCGAAACCTCAATTACCATACGATCCTCCAGAACCTTGGCGGAACTAGAAACTTTCATTTGGAAGAATGGTCGAGCAGAAGCACTTACGGGATATAATGACGATCTAGTCATGGCATTAGGTATTGGATTATGGGTGCGTGATACGGCATTGCGGTTACGACAACAGGGGATTGAATTAACTAAGTTAGCACTCACCCATACGGATTATTCTAGTACACCATTCATGAAACGAGGCAATTTACCCAGTGATTTGGCAGTTGACCCCTATCAAATGCAAGTTGGTAATAATATGGAAACTGAGGATATTCGGTGGCTTATCGGGTAATATTAATGTAATGTAAAATTTGTTTATATTTATATTGAGATGTATGTATTTTACGGAGATTTTCTATGAAACGTAGTCAATTGGAAGAAATAATTGAAGAAGAACTGCATAACTACTTTGCCGAAATGGCAGCGTTGGATGAAAAATCTGTGCCAGAACCATACAATAGAAAATCTCCGCCTCGCCGACAAATGACCGATTCACAAATAGAAAAACGAAAAGACCTCGGCAATAAAATGAAAAAAAATAAAAAAGTTGTGGCAAAATTCAAGAAAAAACACGGTGCAGATTGGGAATCATACCTCTGGGCATCGGCATCCAGCATAGCCTTAAAAGGCGGAGAATAACTATGATACGATTAATGGGATTAGTAGAATTACGACCAGTGGGTTCTCTAAAAAGAGAGGCCGTTTCTGATAATGTTGCTGATAGTGACACTCCGCCAGCGGACAGTGGCGATGAAAGCGGAATGGCTAAAGCACAATTGATGAAATTGAGTAAGCAAGCATCAGAATTATATAATATGATTGGTGATGGAGAAGAATTAGAGGCATGGGTACAAGATAAAGTATCTAAGGGATCTGATTATATAAATTCCGTACATAGTCATTTGCAATATCAAAAGAATAGTGCAAATACGATTGGAAATGGTGAAGGCGTTCCTGCCGATCCTTCAATGCCAACTGATGATAATTTAAGTGAAAGTGTTAAACGGGTAAGTAAATACAAAAGTATTGTCACGAGAAAATAAATGGAAGAAATTGCTAAGTTTTTATCAACCTTGATGGGCAGTAGAACACAAGCTCATGTTTTTCATCTGCAAACACCATCATTTGCGGCACATAAAGCATTAAATGGATATTATGATGATATTATAGACCTCATTGACTCCTATGCAGAAATGGCACAAGGACGATATGGTATTATCAAAGGATATACATCCCCAACGCAGATATTTGAAGACGATTCAGTCGTAAAATATTTTATGGGATTACAAAAATTTGTGGATACGATTCGACAAACACTTCCGCAAGACGGTGAACTCAATAACACCGTGGATGAAATTTCTGGATTGGTAAGTTCAACTATTTATAAACTCAGATTTTTAAAATAGATATATGGACGAAGATTTAGATAAGTGGTTTAAAGAAAAATGGGTAAACATTGGCAAAAAAGTCAATGGTAAACACCCACCCTGCGGAACTTCGGGAGAAAAGAAAGGTTATGCAAAATGTGTTCCTGCAGCAAAAGCAGCCAACATGAGTAAAAAAGAAAAAGAAAGTGCAACTAAAAGAAAAAGAGCAGCACAAAATAAAGCGGGTAGAGGTGGAAAAGACAGTAGCGGACAAGGTAAAAAACCAATAAATGTTTCTACTAAACCAAAAAATGAAGATTGGAGTCAAAAATACAAAAATAGTATAGATTGTAATAATCCAAAAGGCTTCTCTCAAAAAGCACACTGTCAAGGAAAGAAACAAAATGAAAATATGAATATAGAAGAACGACTAAATTTATTTTTAGAAAAGAATTGCCCAACTGACCCAGGTAAATGGTCAGCCTCAAAATCTGCGGCAAAATCTAAATTTGATGTATACCCATCTGCTTATGCAAATGGATGGGCCGCAAAAAACTATAAAAGTAAAGGCGGCGGTTGGAGAAAATGTAATGAAGGTGATTCAAATGGATTGTGTGAATATGGTGACGGTAACTTCAGTGCTCCTCAACCTGATTTTGATAAATATGATGCGGTATCTAATCCAAAAGCCGATCCAAGTAAAACATTAACGGGTCGATTTACCGATCCATCCGTGGGATTAAATGAAGCGTGTTGGGAAGGATATAAACAAGTGGGAATGAAAGACAAAGGTGGTAGACAAGTTCCTAATTGTGTTCCCATTAACGAAGTCGAAGAAATGGATACCATAGACGAATATTGCTCCGAGTGTCTTAGAGAATACATGTTAGCATACGAAAATGTTCTTGAAGAAGCAGAATATCACGGTCGCAAAGTGTCAATTGGTAAGCCATTTAGAACACCAAATGGACCTAAAAAAACTTCTGTGTATGTGAAAAATAAAAAAGGAAATATTGTAAAAATTAATTTTGGCGATCCTAATATGAGAATAAAGAAAAGTATTCCAGGTCGCAGAAAAAGTTTTAGAGCAAGACATAACTGTGCAACAGCAAAAGATAGAACCAGTGCAAGATATTGGTCGTGTAGAGCTTGGTAATTTAACAGGAGATTTTTATGGATGCAATTTTAGGTAGTTTATTATTAGTTCCATTTAGTTGGGCACCACAGGGATGGCTTCCTTGCAATGGTATGACCATGCAAGTTAATCAAAACGCCGCACTTTTTAGTTTATTGGGCACTCAATTTGGCGGAGACGGTCACTCAACATTTGCATTGCCAAAGTTAGAAGCACCGGCACCCAATTTACATTGGGTTATTTGCACAGAAGGATTGTATCCGGTACGACCATAATATGATTCGACTTCGTGATTTGCTGAAGGAAGAAACCCCAAAAAAAGAAACTCCCTACATGAGTGGTGATACTTATATAGGTAAGGAAGAGGCGATGCGGGTATATAAAAACATGGGATACGATTTTAATCCTGCTGAATTTTATATGGGTATGAATAGTGAATTAGAACATCAAGATGTAACAGACGGGAGTTTAGTAAAAACTGCAATGATTGCCGCAGCACATCTTCGAGAAATCCCAGATTATTATACTAAATTGAAAAAATATATAGAAAAGAAACAAGTAAAAGAAGATGGTGCTCCCGCAGCTGGTGCACCAACGGGAGGAATTGGATTATCGCTTCCTGGTGGATATATTAATAGCGCACCAAACCCAGCCGATGTGAAAAAAACGCGGAAGCAACTTAACAAGGAGAAGTAAGATGACACTTTCATTAAAATCAATACTTCGTGAAAATGTAGAGAATCGCATCAATCTAATGCGATTGACGGCATTATTAGAAAAGGTAACGTGTTGCATATCTGCTCCGCATGCAAAGACATTGATGGAAACCTTTGCAGAAGTAAGTATGCTGGCAACAAATTTAAATTCGTTACCGTATACGAAGTTTAATATGAACGAATGGCAGTTATTAATCGCAGCAACTTATGTAAAACTCAACGAATTACGCAATGAAGTAGTGAAGATTTCAGAATCCCAGAAGGATGTGGATTTTAGACCATTACTAAAAGCATTAGACGAAGCCTGCAACTATTAAGTGAGGAGATATGGCAGATACCGGTAACAATGGAATTTTTGGTAGACTAAAGAAACTTTTTTCCACGAACACGATTGTACGAAACGTGGGTGGAAAAAAACTTCGTATTGCAGATACGGATCAAATTCAATCGTTTGTTAATAGACGAGGTGTTGATCGGTATCATCGTGTATATAATTCTGCTACTGGCGGATACGGGTCGTCACATGGTCGGTATGAAGCAGCCGCATCATTCCAAGGAGCACGACTACAGTTGTTCCGTGATTATGACATGATGGACAATGACCCTATCATTGCTTCTGTATTAGATATTTATGCGGATGAAAGTACCGTAAAAGATGAATTTGATCGTATTCTCTCGATTAAAACCGATGACACACAAATTCAAGAAATTCTCCATAACTTATTTTATGATATCCTCAATGTAGAATTTAATCTCTGGCCGTGGGTTCGAAACATGTCTAAATATGGAGATTTATTTTTATATCTTGACATTGACCCAGAATATGGCATTGTTAATGCCGTTCCATTATCTGTCTATGAAACTATTCGTGTAGAAGGTGAACAACCTGGTAACCCGTTCTCGGTGCGATTCTCCATTGATACTGATTTCTTACAATTGGGCAAAAAAGATTTTGATAACTATGAAATTGCTCACTTTCGTCTGTTATCCGATACCAATTTCCTTCCCTATGGAAAAGCCATGATTGAAGGCGGCCGGAGAACATGGAAGCAATTACAATTGATGGAAGATGCAATGTTAATTCATCGTATCATGAGAGCACCCGACAAACGGAAGTTTAAAATTGATATTGGAAATATTCCACCTGCCGAAGTTGATACATATATGAATCGTATCATTGACCGGTCTAAGAAAACACCATTGGTGGACCCGAAAACGGGTGATTATAATCTCCGATATAACATGATGAATATCACCGAAGATTTCTAT